GTCAACAGACCTCGGATAACGCCGCACAGGTTTTGGTATTCGGCGTAGTCTTTAGCCACGCCGTCCGCCAAATTCTCAATGACAAGTCTTTTTTCGCTCTCAATCTTTTTAAGTGCCAGTTCAAGGGCTTGGTCGCTCATTTGTCACCTCCATCGGTTGACGATTTGCTTGCTGCCTGCACCATTTTGATCTGCATGTTCATAGCTGCTTCGCGTTGTTTTTGAGCCATCTTCTGGTCAAACTCTCGCTGACGCTGGGCCATCTCTTGCTCGTGAGTTTGGCGATCCATTTCCATTTCTTGCTGCATTTTTGCTGCGGCAAGCACTGGGTTTTCTCCCTGACGGCTTGCAGCTTCTTGCGCCTTGAGCTGCAACTCTTGCTGCTTGATGGCCAAGTCGCCCTGCACTTTCTGAGCTTTGGTCTGGGCATCCTGCATCTTGATCTGCAACTCTTGCTGCTGCATCTGGATGATGGGGTCCTGAGCCTGCTGCTGGGCTTGCGCCTGCTGTGCTTGCTGAACGTTCTGCTGCATGAGCTGCGTAGAGGCTTGAGCCACCAAGCGTGACAACTGCACCTCGATGTCCTCTGGCAGTTTCTCGTCTGGAGGTGGGAGTGGAACGCCCATCGTCTCTTCGATCTTCTTGCGGTACAGGAACGCCAAATGCTCGGCGATGTGTGCCTGAGCTGCCGCCATCATCTGCTGAGCCATCGGGTTCTGGCCCATCTGCTGAGCAATCATCGGGTCTTGCAAGAACGACGTGTGCGCAGCGATGTGTGCATCGTGGTCTTGGTAGATGAACGCCTTGACTGGCTTGCCGCGCAGCAGGGACATGTTCTCGCTGATCGGGTCGCGTGGCTTCTCGTCTTCCTCAACGGGCACGAGCTTCTCAGCGTTCTTGATACCCAGCACCTCGATCATCTGACGGTGCAACTGAGGCAAGTCATAAATCTGCGGTGCTTGTGCAGCCAACTGGATGACAGCTTGATACTGCATGATCCGCTGAGCCATCGTCGAGCTGTTCGGATCGCTGACTGGAATGACCTCAACCATATCGTAGTCAGCCTGCTTTGCACGCTTGTCACCATACTGTGGGTCGTACTCATACTCAGTCGGAGCGTAGTCGCGGATGATCGACTTCAGGAGCTTGAACTCCTGCTTCATCGAGTAGTGCACACGGGCCTGCACCGCACTCATGGTCTTGAGTTGACGCTCAAGCAGAGCCAGTGTCGTGCCCACAGGCGAGTTAGCGCTCATGTCGCTGATCTTCATGTCAGCGATCGAACCGAGGCGTCGGCCTTCTTCTGTAATGCGGTCAAGCAAGCCAGCCAGAACCTGTGACGGCTCTTTGTACGGCAGCGCCATGATGTTGTCACGCACTGAACCGCTCGGCACGTCCACGTCACGGAACTCACCGGGAGCGATCGGAGTGTCGTCACCCTTGATGCGCAGACCACGAGTCTTCAGACCACCGGGCAAGTTGCTCAGCGTACCAGCGTCCACCAACTGGCGAATCAACGCAGTACCTGCGCGAGCGTAGCCACCGATCAGGTGGATGTAACCGAAGCCATAAGCACCGAAGCCCGGTACGTAGTCGTACTGCACAAAGTGATCTCGCTTGAGCTTGAGCTCGTCGTCCTCTTTGTAGTTACGGTAGATCGACAGAATCTTGTTTGTGCCTTTGTCGATCGTGATGATGTACGGCAGCGCGATGCCGTCCTTGTCCTCAAAACCCGGCAGGTCGTAGTCGATCTGAACTTCACAGAACTGATAGCGATCGTCGTCTGTGACAGAGTAACCCTGCTCGTCAGCCTTTTTCTTCTCAACGTCCGTGTGAGTCTGCATGGGCTCACCCAGCTCGACATCACGGTAGAAGCCAGCCACCTGCAGCTTCTTCACGTCGTTCTCGGTCTTGCGCATGATGTGTGTCACGCGCTCAGCGGTACGTGCACCAGACGAGCCGTAGGGGATGATCACATCTTCAGCGGGAATAAACACCGATGTCTGACGCCCCAAGCTGGGGTCATAGTAGACCTTCTTGAACGCCGAGCCAATCAGGCCCAAGTTAAACAGCATGCGCTCATGCTCTGGCCGGTACTCGGGCATCTCCTCCGTCAGCCGGAAGTTCATGTCGTCCTTGACTCGACTCGCTGCTTCTTCCTTGAGCTGGTCGATCGCACCGATGATCTGCGTCTTGACCGGACCCTGAGCCGGGAACGTCTCAATGATGGTCTCCGACTGGAAGCGAACAGCGGCTTCTGTCAGCAGCGTCGAGAACACACCGCAAGCGCCAAGCCACGGCTCTGTCCTCTCCTCGTACTTCATGCCAAGGACTTCGAGACCCTTGACATACATCTCTACCCAATCTTTACGAGAAGAAATGTCGGACTCAATGAGTCCCATAATGTCAGAGCCAATCTTACCCAGCTCACTCTCGTCGATGAACTCGGCCAAGTTGTCGTCGAACGCAGCACCGCTGGTGTCTTCTTCTTCTGGCATGAGGTCAATCTCAAGCCCGTCGATACCGATCTTTACGCCTTCTGGGTCCTCGATCTCGATCTCCAGTACGCTCTCGCCCCCCGATTCGTCCAGCCCTTGAGGTGCTGCGTACAGGGATTTGTCCATCATGCTCGTTGCCATATCAGTCCTTAATAGTAAGCGGCTCTTCTATGTGACTTGAAGAGAGGAATTGGTTCCGGCTCGTCGCTCGGTAACCTCAAAAACCCGCCCTGCCTAAAACGCAAAAGCGCTTGTGTCGTGGAGTCAACGAGGTCGTCGTTAGTGCCACTGGGGAAGTCATTGCATTCCTCAATAACTTCTCTAGCCCACCTGCGATCCGGTGCCCACACTATGCCAGACGCCAAAAGGTCAGACACTGCGTTCACACGCGCTATTTTGTCCTGTCCTTTGCCGGGAGTAAACTCCCCCACCGGGACGCCCATACGCCGAAGCTCTTGGTACAGCGCGGAACCGTTGGACTTTTTCTCCACGACGAACGCGTCCGGCTCCCACTCTTTATATTCTTCCAGCACAAGCTTTTTCAGGTCAGGAAACTCCATCCTACGCTTGATTGCGTTCAACAATATGATGTTGAAGTTGCTTGTTTCTTCATTGAAGAACACGCCCCACGTAGTCAGAGCGTTGTAGTCAGAACGGTTGTTGGATTCTTGCGCGGCGTCCAGCGACATGATTGTGAACTCGCATTCTGGCGGCTCGTCCTTGTCCCAGACCTGCCACCACTCTCTTTTAAGTAGTGCGCCCTCTTCCGAGACAGGGTTCTGCATGTACTGGGCCTGCCAGTACCGTGGGTCCATGCCCGCTTTTTTAGAGAGCAGCTCCTCCAGCGACCAAAAGTCCGACCAGAGTGGTTTGTCGTTCAAAATGGCAGGAAACTCCACCACCTCCCACGGCTCAACGCCTTCTTCCTTCTGCATCTGGTTGATTACCATGCCCGTCAGGTCCAACTTGGACCAACGAGTCATCACCATAATGATTGCGCCCCCCGGCATAAGGCGCTGGAGAGGGCCAGACTGAAACCATTCCCAAGCAGGAAGAAATACATCGGGTCTTCCAGTTTTAGCTTCTTGCTCAGAATGAGGATCATCAATAATGAATAGATCAGCACCGCGCCCAGCAAGAGCGCCACCCACACCGATAGCAAAGTACTCTCCATTGAAGTTTGTCCCCCAGCGTGAGGCCGATTTTGAGTCTGCTTGCAGCTCAATTTGCGGAAAAATGTCTCTGTAGGACTCGCTACCCACCAGATTTCGCACTCTACGACCGAAATTCACCGCCAAATCGGCAGTGTGGGAGGCCATAATGACCTTTTTATGAGGGTATTTACCTAGAAACCACGCTGGCGCGAGGTAACTGATCATCTCCGACTTGCCGTGTCGGGGTGCAATGTTCACTACGACCCGTTTTTTCTTGCCAGCAGCGATTTCCTCGAAGATTTTGGCAAGTCTGCGGTGGTGCGGACCCACTTTATAGCCCGGATATACGTGATCGATGAACGTCAGGAAGTTGTCTTTACCCAATTCTTGGGCTTTTTGGGCATACCACGTCTTGATAAGCTCCAAAGTACGGCGTTTTTGGTCCTCCGCCATGAAAGGAAGTGCCTGCTCAAGCTCCTGAATGTGCTCAGTCGTCAACTGCATCAGGCAACCTCTCAATTTCTTTCGCCTGCACATCCGTTACGGGTTGCTGCGGCATGTTTGAGATGCGTTTGAGCTTGCTCAGCGTATCCGCCAGCTCTTTTTCTACCTCTTCGATAGACTGAAGTTTGTGAGTTACCTCGGTGCGCTTCTTAAAGGCATCGACGCCATCAACTTCACCCAGAGCCTTGATCGCTTGCATCCTGATTTTGCCGTCAGGGTGCTCAGATTCTTGCAGTAGCTTATTTACAACATACAGCTTTAGGTCAGCAAGGTCACGCACAACCATGCCGCTGTACATAGCCACCATACCGCCAAGATAGGCAAGAGTCTCATTTGGGTATTGGGTTAGGTCAGGTGGGGTTTTGTTCGCCACGACCTGTTCCATGAGTTCATGCGCTTGGGCACGGTTCTCTTCGGTGGGGTCTAGGGGTTTACCCGTAAGGTCTGAGATCAACTTTACGGTATTGGCCCTCATTTCGATCTCTTCTTTAGGAGAAAGCTCGGGCAGTGCCTCGGCCATATTGGCAGGCAGGGGGACATCCCAGTCAATGTCGGGCATCAGTGGTTCAGTCATGGAGGGAATAGCACTCCTGTTTGTTTGGCGTTGGCGACCGGGTTCTCCCAGTCCGACCAGTCTCATACAAACACCCGCGTAGTGTATGAGAAGGCTTAACCAACGGGCGAAATATACCACGCATTTTGCAGAGGAGGTAGGAATCCTATGCGGGGGGTGTTTCTGTGGAGAGGGGGTGGGGGTTGGTGGTCTGGGAAATTTGGAAAAGTTGTGGTGGTTTGTGTGAGTCTTAGTGTATAGAGCAAGCGGGGGACCCAACGAGCCATTTGGGGGGCCGGGGGGCGGTAGGGTCTAACCCCGCCAAAACTTTACAAATGCTTTGGGGTTGTGGCATAAGAGAAGCATGCAGAGCAATGGTGCGATGCATAACTGGAGAAACAAATGAAAGCAATTAAGACAGCTTGGCTGTGGCTCACACAGTACATGGTTTGCGTCAAGTGGGACGGCATCGAGACAATCCACTGGGCCAAGACAGAAGCGGAAGCCCGCGAGTGGATGGCCTGCTACAGCGCCAGCGACACATGTGTCTACGGCAAGCGCGGCAAGTTGCTGGGCGGTCGCGCAGCGTAACCAACGGGGGCTTCGGCCCCCACTTACTTAGGAGATCACTATGCCAACAGTAGGACAGTCCAACATCTGGCGCATCGAAGTACGTCGCGCAACAGTCGAAGCAGTGCGTAATCGTGTGCCGTTCAGTGAGTTCAAACGCGAGCTTGAAGAGCGACGCCAAGCCACAAGCCAAGTGTTTCGCGCCATGTTCATCGCTAAGGTCAACGGCGATGAGTTCAGTCGGTATCCACGCCGCTAATCAAAAGGGCTCCGGCCCTTTTGATACCAGTTATTTGTCGCCGCGTGCGTGTTGCGCGCGCATGGCTGGCGC